ATTACAGCGGATTGTCTATCCGCTTATGGGAGTTCGATTCTCCCACGAGTCGCCAGTTTTGTGGTAAGGAAAGTAAAAGGAGAATGGGCAAGTCGTTGGCTAGACAATGACTAGATACCTCACCTGCCACAAATTTATTTCGGTGATGTAGCACAGCGGTAGTGCATCTGCTTCATACGCAGGTGGTCGTTGGTTCGAATCCAACCATCACCACCATTTTTGTTGGGGGTTAGTGTAGCGGTAACACCACAGACTTTGACTCTGTTATCACTGGTTCGATCCCAGTACCCTCTGCCAATGCAGGATTAGTTTAATGGTAAAACGCAACTTTGCCAAAGTTGGGTCACCAGTTCGATTCTGGTATCCTGCTCCATTGACATTAAATAGTATATCAGGTATAATAGGGGTGTGACATGATAAAAGAAACAATAGAAAAAGCATATGGTAACATTCCTAAAGAAGTTGGAATGTATCATGATTGGGGCATTCCAACAATTAGAGGGATAAAATATTACTGGTTGTTGTTAATAAGAAAATTTAGGAGAGTTGGGTGAGTGGTTAAACCAGCAGTTTGCTAAACTGTCGTTGAGAAATCGGCGCATCAGTTCGAATCTGATACTCTCCGCCAAATTTATCCCCATAGTTAAATGGACATAACAGCATTCTTCTAAAGTGCGGTTCGAGGTTCGATTCCTCGTGGGGGTGCCAAACAGGGCTGGTAGCTTAATGGTAAAGCAGTCGACTCATAATCGATTGAGTGAGAGTTCAATTCTCTCCCAGCCCACCAAGGAAATAGTATGAATTTAAAAAACTTTGTACGTGTTTATAACTTAATACCTACGCAAGTATGTAATGATGTTATACACAAATATGACTCGCTAGAAGAATGGAAAACACATCAGTGGTATAATCCTGTTGCTGATGAAAAGAAATCGCAGCACAATAAAGAACTTGATGTTTTGTATAATCAAGATCTAGATGTGTTGAAGGGATTTGTTTTACAAGCAGTGGTTAAATACCATGAAGATCTAAATATAAAAGAAAATCTTGTTTCTAATCACAGTAACATAAGATTGAACAAGTATAAAACAGGCAGAATTATGTCAGAGCACTTTGACTTGATTCGTAGAAATAAAACTGATGGCATTCCAGTTTTGTCATTGGTTGGTGCATTAAACGATAATTACAATGGTGGGCAATTTTTAATGAACGATGAGGTTATAACATTGAAGCAGGGAGACATACTTGTTTTTCCTTCAACATTTTTATATCCTCATAAAGTAACAGAGGTAACTGAAGGAACAAGGTATACATTTGTAACATGGGCGTATTAATGCACAGATGGCAGAGCGGTCAAATGCAACGGATTGCAAATCCGTAAAGTCGTGAGTTCAAATCTCACTCTGTGCTCCAAGGTAAGAGCGAGTATGGTGAAATAGGTAGACACAAGAGACTTAAAATCTCTCGGCTTCGGCTGTGCCAGTTCGATTCTGGCTACTCGCACCATTAGGAGAAGGTAATGAAAAGAGAAATTGATATCAACGAAGTGAGAGAGTTTATTGAAAACTGTGGACCAGATACTAAAGTGTATATTGGTTGCGACTCTGAAAGATACCGAGTTGATAAAGGCTGGATGGCTGATTATATTCTCGCTGTTGTTGTTCATATCAATGGTAACAATGGATGTAAAATCTTTGGTGCTATTCAGAAAGAACAAGACTTTGATCAAAAGCAAGATAAACCTCGTATGCGTTTAATGAACGAAGTATATAAAGTTGCCGATCTCTACTTACAACTTGCTCAAGCAATCCCAAATGATATTGAAGTTCACTTAGACATTAACCCAAACGAAATGCATGGATCAAGTTGCGTTATCAATGAAGCGATTGGTTATATCAAAGGAATGTGTAATGTTGTTCCTCTGGTAAAACCAAAGGCATTTGCTGCTTCTTATGCTGCTGATAGAATGAAGTTTGTTATGGATTATACTCGGATGGCTGCGTAATGTTTGAATATACAAAAGACAATCACTTTAATTTAGAAACTGTTAATGGGGTGTTCGGTGTAACAATAGGAAGTTGCAATCGAACATCCCATTCATTTAAAGAAGAATGCATTCTTGCTGCTAAAGAAATCGCATCAAAAACTGACAGAACAATTTACGTAAACTATTCTGATCTTTCATCTCAGGTAATATGCCATGCTTTTGCAGAAGCAGGTGTTAGATTTACTGGTGTAAATTATGTGATGAATTCAAGAATGAATCGATATCAAAACGCAAATGCTATATCATTTTTTGAGTCAATGGGTATGCGTTATATTACATTGCCAATTGACATGAGAGAATACTTCGGCACATTCCACCAAACAACAAAACTCCCACACAACAAACGAAATCTACAAGCATTCGTTCAATCTAAACTTGATGGACTTTTTATTTCTACTGACAATATGTTTTGTATAGGCAGAAAACAAAAGATGGATACAGAATTTCAACAACTTGGTAAAAATAAATTCCTTGATATAATTGGATATGAGTCATGTTCGATAGAGATTAGTGATGACTGTTTGTTTAATTATTACAAAACAAATGACATAGAATGTGTTCCTGAATTCTTTTTCTACACACCAGAGTTGTTGCATTCATTATTATCAAGTACACAGGTTGAGCAGTATGTTAATGCGACTGACTACATTAGTACAGACAAATATGAAATAATCTTTAAACATAATATATTACCAATTCTTTACAAGCAACATTGGTCAAATCTAGTACCAATGAAATCATATGAAGGTATCGAATTGATTGATGAGATTGATTCTTATGAAAAACTTGCAATACATTTCGAACAATATATTGATGACAAGAGACCGAACACTGTTAATATTCCCTACACCGATCTGCTCACAAATATGAGGATTATGTTTAATTCGAAACAATGGAAATCAGAGGATAGTAGAGATTATTTCATGAAATTCTTAAAAAAGCATTGACATTTAATCACTTTTATAGTATAATATTCTTACCTAAACTAAAAAAGGGAATTGAAATGAAACGTGGTTTAATTATGGTTTCGGTTTTGTCGTTGTTTGCTGTTGGTTGTTCTTCAACTAAAACAGTAACACAACTTCCACCTGAAACGACAGTTGCGCAAGCAGCAAAACTTGATAAGAAAGAAGCGGAGTTTCTGAAATCTAATGGAACTGTTACTGTTGAATTTGATTCAACTGGTAATTTCTATGGATTGGTATCAACAGGAACAGCGTATATTGATACGAACCATTCGTCATCACGTGAGAATGCATATAACATTGCATTGATGCGTGCCAAACGAAACGTAGCTGAGTTTTTGACGAACGATGTTAGTTCAAATAAATTCTCACGTACCATTACCAAAACACTTATGAAGAATGATGCGAATGAATCGCTAAAATCTAATAAGAAAGAAGGTAATGATAATGCGTCAGACATCGATAAACTCGATGATGGTGGTGGCGATTCTGAAACTATGACAGCAGAAGATCGTGTTCGTGGTCAGCGTGTTTCTACTTTCGTTAAAGAACAAATGACTGATAACACAGCAGCACTGTTGCGTGGTTTGGTTATTACGAATAGAAGTATTGAGAAAGAAAGCAATCTCGTATCAGTAGAGGTTCGTGTTTCTAAACACTCGGTAGCTGCATCTCACCAACTCAAAGCATTGATTGACGGAACAAGACAATAAATGAAAACATTTATTCTGGCGTCCTGTTTATTTTCTCAGGTTGCCTTTGCTGCAGTAACAGTTGAAACAACTGGCAAAGGCACAACCCAAGAAGAAGCAGTACGAAGAGCAAAACTTTCTGCTATTGAAAAGGTAACAGGATCTTTTAATCTTGGTCAGCGCACTGTTCGTGGTAATGACTATGGTGAAGAGATTGATGATTATGTCTCAGGCATTATACTTGAGTCAACAATTTTAGATTCTCAAAAGATCGATTCGCTTTGGCAGGTTAAACTACGTGCTATCGTAGATGAAACTAAGCCAAGCACCTTTGAGGTGAAACGTGATAAGCCATTGATGGATGAAGCGAGTCGCAATAAAATTGCTGAGATGCAAAGTCGTAGGCAAATTGCTGACAAGTTTGAAGTTCCTGGACAAGCAATGGTATATAAAACAGACAATGTTTTTGTATCACCAAAACATGATGTAACAGTTGCACGCATCGATGGTAAAATTAGTTGGCAACAAAAATGGATTAATGACTTTGAGAATTTTACCAAAGTCGCTGGTAACATGAACACTGCTAGGAAGACATATCAAAGTAGTGGGCTTGGTATATTCAATAATCCTGCTATGATAGTTACTAGTGTTTTACTTCAACCTGCACAATACGATGTTCGTCCAGGACATACCTATTGTTTTACAGAAGATAGAACTATCAATGTAGATCGTTGTCATAATTTGGGATATGAGATTCAATCAATTCCAAAATATAATACGGTAAGGGTTAGAGTCATTCTAAAAGATTCTGAAGGTAGGGTGTTGAAAGAATATTCAACCATGCGTGATGAAATAAAGATGGCTGAGTTTTTTGTTGCTGGCACATCAAAGAAAACAGATTGGATTCTGTTTAATACAAATAATTATTTTAAAACCAACGCAACTGTGATTAGAAGCGATGTCGCAGTTCCTGCAAGTTTTGAATTAACTATGCCGAACGAACTAGCAATGAAAGTTGCTACATATAATATTGAAATACTTTAGGAGATTATTATGGAATTTGAAATAAACATTCAAAAAGTTGAAAATGGTTTTATCGTTGCTCTTGAGAGGGATACTCTTGATGGCGAACACCTTTCCCAACGACATGTATTTACACGTTATAGTCAAGTGGTTAAATTCTTGAAAGAGAATTTTAATCCAAAGGATATTACATAATGGTAGCTGATTTAATTGATATCGAAACAGCAAAGAAAAACTTTGCTACTTTCGTAAATACCTCTGACAACAATATTCCCATCTCAGAATTATATCGAACATTTATCGTAGAGAAAATGAAACTTGATAAATACTTCTCAGAGTTCCTTGAAGAAAATCAAGAAGAAATGGATCAATCGGCAAACTTTGATAGTCCTGCCTGGAAACTATACCGCGAAAAACTGAAAGAATATAATGATGTTGAAAAACTTGTTGCAAAATCAAAATATTATCTTAACAAACATGTTCGATAACGCAAGAGAGTTCTCACTTTACATTGAAAAACTTGTGAAAGAGAAAAGGATTTCGCACATGGATGCTGTTCTTGTATATTGTAAAGAGAACTTCATTGAGCCAGAAGATATTAAAAAACTGATTAACAAATCCCTTCGTGATAAAATAAAAGTCAATGCTACAGAACTTAACTATTTCCCAAAGCCAGCCACCCTCGACCTCGATGTCTAATGCAAAAGCAATTAATGCATACAGAATGTATCTTGCAGTTAAACTTCATTTTATGACAGACAACTATGACATCACGAACAATAAAGATCATGTTCGTGTATCTTACAAGAAGTTTAATGAGAGGAATCAGTCTTCACTATATGAGAAATTTGCAGATAAATTTTCAAACAAGCAAGAGATGGCGCAGTATCTAATATCAAACTTTGCTTATGGGGCATGGGGTAATACCGATATTGTTTATGGCACATCCGAAGCTGACCAGAACTATAAAGAATGGAATCGTAGAAAGCAATCAATTACTCAGATCTTTAAAAATGACTTGAGTAAAATTAAACTACACTTTGAATCTAATAACATGAAGTTCATACCAGACTTGTGTTCTAAATTCCCAAGAATCCCAGAGTTGTTCCAATTATATTTGGGAAAACATATCACACTTGAAACCATTATAATCATAGATAGATTAAATCCCTTTCTAACTGTTTGGAAAGGTAACATGGGTCATCTGTTTGAGGATGAGGTACGTCGCATTATAAAAGCAAAACCATTCGTAAAGTTTGATGAAGCAAAAGTGATGCCACTGTTTGTTGAGTTTATTGAAGAGTATTAAAATGGGTCACACCTACAGAAAAGAAAAGATTTTTGACGAGCGCAAAGACAACAAACCAAAAAAGCGTTGGAATGCTGAGGTCGAAAGAAAGAGTAACAAAAACCATAAAGCCATTGACGTACTTTACGAAGATGATGAATTTATAGAATACGAGGATGAGTATGAAGAAGATCAGCAAGTTCAATACAATCGAAAGAAGTAAACATTTCGATGCTATTCAGATCAATAAAAAGATCGAAATAGAAACTGTCTTTGATAAAGAAACAGGACTAAGATATTTTGTAATTAAAAATGTTCTACAGAATCCAGAGGCATTTATTGAGTTGATGCAAAAGCATAATGCCTATGGTGGTGATGTAGAAGTACTGACACCTGGATTTAGACAACTGATTAGTTCTCTAGAGATACCATCAATCACAAAACTATATGGTCAATTTTTTAAAGAGTTTACTGAAGTAGACACAAAACTATCATCATGGTATTATACAGGAAATCTGTATCATAAAGACATGGTGATTAAGAACCAAAACAATCTTCCAAGGTTTGAACCATATCCAATTTGTGGTGCTCTTTGTTTGAAGAAAGATTCTAAGATGGGTCTTGGATTTTACAAAGCAGTAGTAAATGATATTGAACATGTAAGATATAATGAGCAAGTAAAAGATTGTGATGATGAATCTTTCAAACTTCTATTTCCTTCGTTCTCTGGTAAACCAGAAGCAGAAACCAGCCCATGGGTAAATTTCGAAGGCAATGATAATTGGAAACCTTACGCTCACGAACACTTCGAATACAACACAGCCATTGTATTTGATCCACTGTTCTTCCATCAAGTTTATTTTGATGAAGATACTATTGACTCTTTCGAATATCTGTTAACTGGATATCTCGATACTCCAATTGTTCAAATTCCTTTCTGGGATCACAAGAAAGATTCGGAAAAAGAACTTGACAATAAAGAGGAACCAGAGTATAATAAAACTAATTTAGCAGGTCTAGGAATGTTTGACTGACTAAATAAATGTATATCATGAGTAACGTGACATACGACAAACTTAAATACACTTTTATACGACAAAGGAAAATATATGGATATCAATACACTTCGCAAATCTCGCAACCAAGACTTCTCAAAGATCCTTGGCGAATTTGACAAAATTGCTAAGCCCAACGAGGGTGGTGGCAAATCTTATGAAGACGATCGTTTCTGGAAATTGTCTGCCGATAAAGCAGGTAATGCTACAGCTACTATTCGTTTCCTCCCACGTGTTGAAGGCGACGAGTTCCCATGGGCTCGAGTTTTTAACCACAGCTTCCAAGGTCCAACTGGTAAATGGTACATCGAGAATAGTCTAACGACTCTCGGTGAGAACGATCCTGTTGGTGAATTGAATTCTCGCCTGTGGAATTCAGGTTCTGAAGCAAACAAAGAAATCGCTCGCAAGCAAAAACGTAAGTTGACTTACATTGCTAACATCTATATTGTTAACGATCCTGCTAAACCAGAGAACAATGGTACTGTTAAGTTGTTCAAGTTTGGTAAGAAAATCTTTGACAAGATTATGGACAAAGCAAATCCTACTTTTGAAGATGAGAAGCCAGTTCTCGTATTTGATTTGTGGGAAGGCGCAGACTTTAAATTGCGTATGCGTAAGGTAGATGGTTACTCTAACTATGACCAGTCTCAGTTTAATGAGCAAACTGAAATTGCTCCAACTGATGAGGAAAAACTTGCTATTGTTTCTAAACAATATAAGTTGTCAGAGTTTCTCGATCGTAAGAACTTTAAGTCTTATGATGAGTTGAAGAAGAAACTTGAGATGGTATTGAGTGGCGAAAGCGCACCTGTTAAATCAGCTGCTGCTATTGCTGAAGAAGAAGACATGCCAGTTGCTTCGGCACCAAAGATGGCTTCTAAACCAGCACCTGCTCCAAGAGTAATGGCTAGTACAGCCGATGATGAAGATGACGATTTGTCATACTTCCAAAAACTTGCTAAAGAGTAATCTTTACTTTTAGCAACTTATGGGGAGCTTCGGCTCCCCTTTTTTATTTCCAGCATGGACCTTCAAATAGAAACTCTAATACATATTTGTTACCAGATAATACTGGATATGTTTGAGACATACGAAATGCTGGATAGATACATAATGTTCCTCTAGTCCTACTTTCTTTTGGTGTAGGTTTATCTCTTGCATCACCAAAGTAATAGACAGTATTACCACCCTCATAATCGGTAGTATCTGATAACTGAATTGAGGCAACAATTTTAAAATGTTTGTCATTGGAAAGCCAATTAACATTTTGGTGTCTTGCCCAGAATCCCTTATGGTCACCTTCGTATTTTATAATCTTAGCTGACTTTTCACGTTCTTTACTAGATTTCCAATCAACATCAAATTTCCAATCAGTTTCATTTACAGATTTTACAAGATCTCTTACTCTGTCAAGAGGTTCTTCAAGGTGTTTAAATTCTAATTGTTCTGTCACATCAACAACTCGAGTAAGTTTCTTTTGTAAATTTACTTCTGCATATGGTGGGTAACGAATTTCGCCACGATATGATCTTGATTCATTGTCTTTGTAATATTCAATAAATTCTTTGCATTCATCATCAGTTAAAAAATTTGTTCTGTATTGTAATTGCGAAATCATAATATCTCCACTATCTTGCTGGCGATGGATAATATCGTCTATCCATATATCTGTTAAAAGTTGAATCTTCGTTTTTAGTTGCTGCTGGTTTTTTACCATCACCATTATTGTTTGTATTGCTTACATTTGTTACTGGCGCATTAACTATGTTTGTTGTTGC